AAGACAGTCATGCCTTCAATTGTTTTATTTACTGGTGTACGTCTTAGATCCATAAGTCCTCAAATTTTACAAGATTCACAATCGTCTTCATCTAGAGATTCTATGTCTGCAAGCATAGATTCTAACGCATCCTTTTTCTTTGTCAAGTCTTCATCTGCATCTGTCTTTGCGTCGTAGGTGTTCTGATAATAAGAAGTCTTCCAACCGTACTTGTATGTAGTTAGGAAGTCTTGTGCCATCACTGAAACAGGCACTTCATTGTCAGGATAGTTCTCTGGATTGTAACTCCAGTTACCACTGATAGCTTGATCAAAGAATTTTTGCATAACAGAAACTATCTTGATATATCCTTCATTAGAAGACATATCCCAGAGTAAAGTATAGTTACTCTTTAAGGAACCGTATTGTGGAACAATCTGTTTAAGAGGCCCTTTCTTTGACTTCTTAACGGACAAGTAGTCTCTAGGTGGTTCAATTCCATTTGTTTCGTTAGACACAACGGAACTGCTCTCCGATGGCATCTGTGCGGACAGTGTGCTGTGTCGTAGTCCGTATTCGAGAATAGATGCCCTAAGACTATTCCAATCATAGTTCAACTCGTTCGGTACAATATCATCAACGTCACTCTTATATGTATCGATCGGAAGAATTCCATCGGCATATTTTGTTCGTGAGAAACCTTCACAAGGTCCTTTCTCTCTAGCAATTTCATTGGATGCTTTGAGTAGATAGAACTGGAATGCTTCTGTCAGGTCATGAACAAGTTTGTGTGCTTGTGGTTCACTGTAATAGAACCCATGACGTGCAAGATAATGTGCAAGTCCGATGTAACCAATACCAAGAGAACGACGATACTTAGTTGAACGTTCTGCAGCAGCAACTGGATACTGTTGATAGTCAATCAGTTCCTCTAGACCTCTCACAGCAAGGTTACAGAGTTCTTCAAGATCATCCAGGTTCTTCAACTTACCTACGTTGATAGCAGACAGAATGCACAATGCAATCTCACCAGCACTATCGTCAATGTGTTTGATAGGATCAGTCGGAAGTGTAATCTCTTGACACAAGTTCGACATGTTCACCTTGTCCTTGAAGGACGAGTGACTGTTGCAGTGATCGATATTCATCAGATATACACGACCAGTCTCTGCACGTTCCTTGAGCATATCAAGGATCAGTTTCTGCGCCCCGATAGTCTTTCTCGGAATAGATCCATCAGATTCATAACTTGTATAGAGATCATCAAATGATTCAGTGCCAAAAGCATCATAAAGACCCGGCACGTCGTGCGGACTGAAGAGAGAAATGTCTTCGTTTTTGATGAACCTTTCATAGAAGAGTTTTGAAATTTGGATCGAGTAGTCCAGTTTACGAACTCTGTTGTCTTCGGTCCCTTTGTTATTTTTAAGTACAATGATGTCCTCTATTTCTTGGTGCCAGATAGGAAAGTGTACAGTCGCTGATCCACCTCGGATGCCGTTTTGTGTGCAGCATCGTACAGTTGCTTCAAACTTTTTGAGGAAGGGGACCACACCTGTGTGTTGAACCTCTCCGCCTCGGATCTTAGCGTTGATGCCCCTGATGCGACCCGAGTTGATACCGATTCCCGCCCTTTGTGCAACGTATTGGCCAATTGCCATATCACTGCTAAAGATAGAATCGAGGGTGTCATCAATATCAACAAGAACACAGCTAGCAAATTGTCGAAGTGGAGTTCGCACTCCTGCCATGACAGGTGTGGGAATGTTGATTTTGTGTTTGGAGATTGCGTCGTAGTATCGTTTGACATAATCGAGACGTGTTTCCTTTGGATAGTTTTGGAACAAAGTCGCTGCGATCATGATATACATGTATTGAGGAGTCTCATAGACTTCTCCACTGCTTCGATCCTGAACGAGATACTTATCGGCAACTTGGCGAAGTCCTGCATATGTAAACAGGAAATCACGACCATGATCGATGTACTTATCGATCGTATCCCACTCTTCTGCTGTATACTTATTAATGATTGAGTCATCATAGACACCTTTCTTAACACACTTCTCAATGTGGATAGAAAGATGAGTATGACTGATGGCCCAAGATGCACCAAAAACAGATTTACGCATACTAAACAACAGAAGTCTAGCAGCAACAAACTGATAATTTGGATTCTCCAGGGTGATCAAATCACTTGCAGAACGAATCAAGATCTGTTGAATCTGTTCTGTAGTAATACCGTCAAAAAATTGAATACCTGACTGCATTTCTACCTGAGAAGCAGAAACACCAGCAAGTCCTTCACATGCAAACTCGACCATAGTATGCATCTTATCGAGATTTAAGGGCTCGAATTCACCAGTTCTTTTCTGTACTTTGATCCCGTTGCTCATACTCGTTTCCATTCAGTCAGTTTAATAGTTGCTTCTAGTCCACTATAAGTATTTGATTCTACCATAGTTTGTACGTCTCGTCCAGCAAGGACCATATCATTCAAGTCTTTCTCCTTGATATCTTTTGGAAAGATGACTACCTGATCTCCACGCTTGGCGGCTGCATCAATCTTCTTAACGATTTCTGCGTTTCTTGGTTCGTTGTCGAAGACGAAAACGAACTGATAATCCATAGAGCGGAGGTCAACATCGCTACCACACATAGCAATAGCATTTCCAAGGAAATAACTGTCAAAGGGTCCTTCTGTGACATAAACAACCTCTTTAGTATCAATACGATTCAAACCAAACACTTTAGGTTTGGAGTCATCCAACATCACCGTGATGTAGCGTAACTTGGACTTTGGGTTTAGGGATCTTCCCTGAAAACCAAACACTTCACCATCAGCAATTAGAGGTATGATGATTCTTGGTTCGTCTGTATCTACACTCTCGAAGGTATGTTTGTGGGTGTTAGTCCACTGTTTAAATTTATCAGTGTAGTACAATCCTTTCAACGGGATTCGTCTGGAATTTAGATATTCAACAGCCGGGTGAGAACTATTTAGTTCCTCCATTTTGTCTAGAGTAGAGAGAATGTTCTTCCTGAACTTGGGTTTCTCAAACTCTAGTTTTGGCGTTGGCGTGTTGGTTCCCTTACCTGTAATTCCATTCTTAAACCTCTCCATAACATAAGCGTCATGGAGCATAACGTCGTGATCTTTCAAGAAGTTTGCAAGAGTTCTACCCACACCACAGTTGTGACACTTGTAGATGTAGTCAGCACCCTTCAGAAAGAAAAACCCCCTTGCACGATTCCTGTTACGCTTGGAATCACCACAATAGGGACATCTGAAATTGTACAGACCTCTCTTCTTTTTAGCAAACTTTTCAAGTCTCGGAGAATACAGGTTGATGTATTTCTCGTCAATGAAACTCATTACATAATGCGACCGACTGTTGGTATGCTACCATAGATGGCTGAGTTTGTCAATTGTTTTTGTGGAAGTGACAGGAGAGATCCAAAGAGTTCTGATGACTTCAAGATTACAACTGCAGCAGTACCGATACCGACCGCTATCCATCTGAATCTTGAGAGTTGATTGACTCTATCTTCTACCTTATCAATCTTCTCTTCAACTCTTTCGACCAATTTCATAATCGCTTCATTAGTTCTTTCGCCTTCGTCTAACCTTGCCTCATGTCTTTCAAGAACAAGAGCAACACGATTACTGTTCTCCGAAATTTTATCTACAGCGTTCTCTAATCTAGAGAGCATTTCTCTAGAAAGATCTTCGTAGATATCTAATTTGGATTCCAGGACTTGTACTTTTCCCAGACCGAAGGCCATTGTCTTATCCTCTTGAGTCAGCGAATTGTTGTATCTTAACAAGACCAGAAGATGAACTATTAATAGTTTTAATCATCTTAACTCTGTTACTTGCATTTAAATTTCTGTATAAGTCTACTAATTTAGATGCAGCAGCAGGGTTCATCTGCATCTTCTCACCCGAGTCAAATGTAATTGCACCAGATTCACCACCGTGAACTAGTTTTTTGAGTTGGTCGATTACCTTACCACCGCTTTCATTAAGTTGTTTCATCTGATGGTTTCTAACCATCTCTCTTAACTTCTTAGTCTTCTTCTGCTCATCTCTCATAGCATCACGATAAGGTTTTGGTAATCTTCTAGGAACCTTTTTTCTAAAATCAATCACTGGATCATAACCAGCAGTGGGTCCTGCAGCATTCGCCGAACCCGAGAATCCACCATTACCAGCAGAGTTTGCAATTGTCATATTTTCTTCAACTCTTCCAAACAGTGTTCATCAACGTTAACCTGAGTCAAATCTTGATCACCCATACGATCAAGATACACCATAAAAGACTTTAGCGGAGACCAGTACTCAGACTCTAGTTTAAAAAACAAGAGAGGAGTACCAGCATCACCAAAGATGTTATAAACAACAATGATGTGATTTAACAAAAGATGAGTTTTAAGTACACCAGTTTTGACATATCTTTTGAATAGTCTCTTGATGTACTTAAAACGTTTCAGATCTTCATAGAAGTCATCTTTCGTAGCACATTGTGGGTTGTCATAATGTTTTATAGCGAATAACAGAAAGTTATCCTCATTCAACTCATTAAACTTCATATTATAAAATCAAATTATCAGGAACCGAAGGTCAAGGTTGCGACACTAGATGTAACTTCTGCAGCACCCTTAGAGGTGGTAATCTTAACGCGATACTGATTACCATCAGCAGCGGCGGTTTGACCAGTCAACGCGAGAGATGCACTAGTTGCACCAGAGACGTTGGAGAATCTACCACTAGAACTGGTTCTCTTCTGCCACTGATATGCAAGAGTACCAGATGCAGATGCGGTTGCAGCAACAGTGAAGGTTGCGGCACCACTAGAAGTAGTTGCGTTAGCAGGTTGAGTACCAATGGTGATGGTCTCGATTACATCTGCTGCGATGGTGTCATCAGCGTCGTCACCGGCTGCAGCAGCAGTTGCGTGAACGAATGCGAGACATTCTGCTTTATGACGGGTTCTACCCGATACATCAGTGTACGATCTGTACAACCACCAACCAGGACCAGTGATACCACGAGATTTGTTGGATGCAACATCCTTCTCAGTGCTATCAACAAAGATCATTTCCCAATCAGTGTTACTGTCGCCACCCTTGACGACAAACTCAGCAACCGACTTAGGAGGAGTTCTACGAACTGCACCAGAGAGGGCATTGTTGGTAGAACCTGCATATGCTTTATGCAGTTCGATTGCAGTGGTACTAGTAACTGTTCTTACGATGTAAGCAACTCCACCCAATTCAAGGACATCACCTTCCGCAACTGTGTCAGCAGCGTTCTTAGTGACGGTAGCGTCACCAGAGGTGACACCTACATTGTTTGCAAAAGTTGCGGCATCGATTGTTCCGTAAATTGCCATTGGACTTCCTTATAAGTTTGTATTCCTATAATTTATTTATAACAAAAGGGGGCGTATGCCCCCTAGATCACGCTTCCTCGCGTGTTTTGATTGCTTTAGTGACAGCTTCTAGAAGCTGATCATCCATATCAGTCTTTGTCAGTTTGACTGCTTTACCCAGAATGAGTAAACAAATGTCAAGTAGTTTTTCGCCCAGTTCCTCATCATCAGGGATTTTGGCAACTGCAGCGTCAACAATTTTGTATGCGAATGGTAGTAAGAAAGATAACATAATAGTGTGCCTCAAATATTGCGAGCCACACTATTTAGTATCACTTCTTCTTAGTATCCATAATCGCACCCTTACCATACTTGGCGCGAATATCTGACTTCACTCTATCAAGTGCGGACATACCGTCATATTTTTTCTTAGAAGGACCAGATGCGAACTTTACTGGTTTTCTGTAATTGGTATTACCGTCAACACCACCACGTTCCATGCGTTGATCTCTCAAACGATCTGCATCCTCTTCATTGATGTCCTTCTTACCATAGTCACCCTGAGCATTGGGTTTACCTGTTTTCTTTTTTGCTACAGGACCACCTTTGAAATCCTGAGGATAAGTTGCCTCATCAACTTCTTCGACTTCCTCTTTCTTCATCTTGGTCTTCATAGCAAGAGAAACACCACGCTTGTACTGTTTGTCTGCTTGATCATATTCACCGCGAGCGATATGGATATCTTCCTTCTTCTTGACTGCTTCACGCTTGCGAGCAACCTTCTCAGCGGGATAGGGTTTCATACCCTCTTCAATTTCAACATCTTCTTTCTTCAAAGAAGTTTGTGGTAGTTGAGTATCAGCAGGAATTCCCTTTGAAGGATCACCTGCTTGTGCAAGTTTTGCCTTCAGTTCAGCGAAAGTAGGATACTGTTTTGCCTTCTCAGACTCAGCATCATTCTTTGCAGGAGCACCAGAGTAATCTACTTCATTAACCATCTCAACACTTTCAGCGTTGACGTTGAGTTTACCCTGTTTCTTCAGCGCCATTTTTTGGCGATCCATCATATGTTTCTTCGCCATCATTCTCTTTTGATTTGCAAGTTGAGTCTTTTCTTGACCAGACTGTTCCTCTTCTTGCATCTTCTCCGTCTTAGGATTGATGATTACATTACCTTTCTTCTTACCCTTGAGTTCCATTGCTTTCTCAAGGAAATACTCGGTATGCTCCTCATCGATCTCAAACATGATCTCGTCGAGTTCTTCTGGACTCTTAGCAATCTGTTCGGTTACAAAGTAATCAACCAGTGCTTCGATTTCATGTTCTTCTTTAGCAGCAATTGCCTTACTGATTGCACGACGACGATTCTTCAGATACTTATCGGTCTTGTCCTTCTTACCGTCGTTGTTGACATCACCGTCTTCCTGACCCACAGGATCAAGTGCTTCTTTCTTCATTCCTGCTTTAAACTCAGCATCTCTTCTTGCTTTTTGTTGTTTATCAGACAGTGAATAGTCGTGACCAAAGTCTCTTCCAGATGCGGTAGTTCCTTCACGCTTTCTTTGTGCAGCAAGACGCTTTTCTCTTCTTGCTTGCATTGCTGCAAGTGAATCTGCCTCATCGACCTGCTCTACTTCTTCTTCAACACCTTTACCTGCTTTGTATAGAGGTTTACCAGTCAACTTATTCTTCATACCAGCCTTGTAGTTCTGGTATGCTTTAGTATTACCTTTCTTGTCAGCAAGAGTGACTTCGTATTCTTCTTTCTGTTCTCTTTCGTTTCTTGCGAGAACTTTTGCTTTGATACCAGCTTTAATTTCTGGTTTCGACTTAACACCATAGATTCCAACAGTAGGAGCACTGTAAGTCTTACCATTAAAGGCAATCTTTACACCCATGTACTCTAGACCTTCAGCAATTCTCTCCTCGAAGAGTTCCATTGCATACTCTAGAGTCTTACCATGTAGAGACTCCTCTAGTTCTTGAACCATGGCTTCATATTCCTCGCCATGATATCTAACAACTCTTTCTACCAATCTTTGTGCAGCGTAGAGTGCAGAAGGATCGAGTGAAAGATATGAAGAATACTTATTTAAGTCCATTCTTTTTGCTCGTTTTTTTACTATTTAGTGTGATTTTGTTTTTTGTAAAATCAACCACAGGTTGACCAGGAGTCAATGCCATCACTGCATTGCGGTATTCATCAGTACCGATCTCCCAATGGACTTCCATAAGATCTTTGATCCAGTTGCGGAAGACTCTGTTTTCCTCATCAACTACGATGACATAGTTTGTACCACGGGTAATAATTCTACCAATTACACCAGTGTTGAGGTTCTCTACAATGTCATTTACATTGAAGATTTCACCATTGCGATATGCTTCGCGGAGATTTTCTTCTTCCAACTTAGGAGCAACTTCCCAAGTTTGTTCATCGATATTCATTGAACGACGCAATTGCATGTAGATTGCTTTTGCTTCCTTCGATGCCATATCTTTAGGTAGACCTTTCTTAAAAGCGTCATAGTCATTTTCCATTGCCGCTTTTCTCATCTTGGATGCAGACATACCTTCTACATCATCAGAATCAGGGTCTCTTTCTCCAGCACTTACAACGTCAAGTTTACCAAAGTTGTATGTCTTCCCATTATATTTGGAAGTCATATTAGTAAACTCTTTTACACGGTCATCGCCAACGACAACCTTCACGCTATCATATCCCTGTGCATGTAGATTCTTCAGAACATCAAAAATGTTTCTTCCGTTTTGCGGATCATTTGCAATGTTAGAAGCGTGACTAGGGAACATGTGTTGCATGGCATTCAACTTAGTTCCAAAATCCAGAGGATTCTTTTTAGGATCGTTTGAATGACTTGGGTAGATCATATAGTCTGCACCACTAGAATGTGCTTCATCAGCAACTCTATTGATCAGTTTTTCATGTCCAACGTGAGGTGGATTGAAGCGACCAAAAGTAATGACGATTTCACCACCGCCCTCATTACGAGGTACTAGTGCTTCTTCCTCATCACCTTTTTCTTTTTTCGCTTTGGGTTCTTCTTCGGCTGCAGGTTGTTCTTGTCCACCCTTCACTGACTGAAGACCAGACGCCATCTGTTGCATCGTTTCTACATCCGCAGCAGATTGCGGAGGCATCAAAGGAGTTCCATTCTTTAGACTTGCTTTCTCTTTCGCAGAAAGATTGACTAGTCTTTCACCACCTTCAGCTTTGGCGACAATAGCACCATTCTTATCGGCGTAATATCCTTTACCTGTGTGAACTAAACCCTTCTTCTCAGCTTCCTTTCCTGCTTTGGTACGAGCCTCACCGAAAAAATTGCTAAACGACTTCATCCAAAACCTCAAATGGTTTCTACCATATTATTTATTTGTCCCAATTTTTGTCCACCGTGAAGTTCGCAACCGAGAACTCAAGTCTATCAACTAGTTTCATAGCACGACCAGATTTAATCGCAACAAAACCTTCTGGTGCGGTAACTTTATATCCATTTCCGTCCTTCAAGAACGTACCAATATCCTTAACTTTCTCTAGTTTGCGGATCACCATCAGTTTTGCTGCAGTCAAGTTCTTGTAAGATGCAGCAGTCATGTAGATAGACTGTTTGTTTGCAGCGATAAACTTCAAACCATCTGTTTTAACTTTGATCCACTTGTTCTTTGCAGAGTCAGTTTTCTTCTTCTGGATCTCAGTGTCCATGAGTTTTTCATAGTATGCAGCAAAATCTGCAACCACAGTATTAACAGAAGGAATAGACCTACCAGCGCGAATATAAGTATTGAAAAACTGTTTGAAGATAACGTTGAAAGAATAACGATCAGTACCAGCCATTGCATCCAAGAATCTAGATGCTTGTTTCAGAGAACCTTCTGCCTTATTGATAGACATCTTGAACGTTCTCAGTTCCGCCATATTGAAATTTGCAGCACCACTTGCGTCACTGAAGTCGGAAGAGAACACAGCAATATCATCATGTCCCTGATACGGAGATACATCGACACCAAATCCTGCAGACATCCCTTGAAGAGAAGAACCATTATAAGTGGTATGGAAAACAATGCCAATTTTAGAAGAGTTAACACGTTGACCAAGTTCTGTATCAAGCGGGATTGCATATGTAATAGTGTTTGGTTGAAATACTACACAGCGTTTTCCGCCAATAGTAGCAATTGTTTTTGTATTTTCAGTAAAAAGTAAGTCTCCTTGAATTACACCTTCGATATTCAATTTTGAAAGATACTTCAAACAATCTTTTAAGATGGAATTCAATCCACTAGCGGGATAATACTTGTCTACGATTGCATCATTATAACAAACTTTAGGTGATGTTTTTGCAAAAACAGATTTATTACCAACGAAAAATACATTAGCTGTTGGGTCAGTCCCACATATAATAGCAGGAGCTCCATCCCATTTAGTAGTAACTTTCATCCTACCGTCACCCTGAGATAGCATGTCCCCAAGAGATCTTAAGAAAGCGACAGCAGCTTTACCACCCTCACTACCATTGTTGAGGATGTCGTCTTCTAAGTGTTCGAGGTGAGTGTTTTTTGCCATGACTGTATCCTACCAGACTTTTAGCGTTTTGTCAAGGTCACATAATTTTTAAATGAAACCCAGCCTGAAAGACTGCGTTCAGTGCCTTTGTATCGTTAACAATTGTGATAACATCGTCTTCTGACATTCCCAATAGTTGTCTTCTCCTATCTAATTGTGACTGAGATACACCAGCTGCAATACCCTGTGATCCAGCTGCATTATATAAGTTTTCCATAACAATATCTCTAGAATATCTATTCACAATTTTGGCGATTGATACTGCAAGTTCTGCAGCGCCAATCTTTGTTCCAATTTGTTCAGATCCAGAATACTTATTAGTAAATGCACCAATGTCAGCTCCATTAGAATTGACTTCAGACATCAATTCACTTAAATATGGAATTAGTGTTTCAATATTTCTAGATGAAATATAGTCAGTTGTCCCCAACCAGTGTCTAGCACCTCTGGTTGGGAATTCATTTCTTATATTATTATACTTTGCGTCTCCCCTAATATCTTCCAGTCTATTAATTCCTTGATCAGATGTGTCTTTGATAATAAATTCCTGCAATCCCATACCAATAGATCCGTGTCTTGCAGAACCACCAGTAGCTTCCTCTAATTCAAGTCGAAAACCACCTGCTTTGGTTTTCATTTTTGCTTTCAAATTTTTGGTAGATATTAAAGATCTCTCTTCGTAAGTTTTAACAGTGAAATAAATCTGAACATCTAAATTTGTATTTGAAAGTTCGACTCTATCATACTCCACAATTTGAGATATCTCATCTCTTCCACTATTAATTTCCTTGATATTTGGAGTGCCAGATGTTCTCTTCAGAGAAACTGGATATACTAAACCTTGTCTGTACAAATTAATCAATTGTTTATTAACAAGATTCATATAACTAACGCTATAGTTCTCTGTCCTTAAACTCCTTAGTCGTTTCGATTTATCATTCCACTGACGCATAAATCTTATACCTTTATCATTGAAGATCCAGAAATCAGCTGGATTCCATTTATCTTCGCCAATAGCTCTAGACAATCCTGTATAGTCTTTCACAGTACCACTAATCAATCTATATGTAGAATATGGATTGAATGCATCTGGTATTGCAGAAGGTCTAGCAAGATAATAACTAGAGTTTACAGATGGATATTTTCTTTTAAAGGCACTTACTTGAGTTCTTAAGACTTCATCCCAACCATGATCCTTCAAAAAAGAATACATGGTTCCAATTCTAGCATTAATATCTTTTACATCTTTATATTGAAACTTCAACATTTTTGGAACACCACTATATGTCGAACATAGTGATTTAAATGTAGCTACATTATTTACTGTAGACCACACTTCCAAATTGTAATCATCTAGATGACCATTTTCTTGTAGTGCATAGTAAAAACAAAATCCAATTTCACTAAGAACTTCAGTTACTTTTCCTCCAACTGCTGCTGAAGAAGAACTAGAAGATTGTCCACCAAATTCTGCTGTTTTTGCAAGAGTACCAAAAGCTCTTGTTGAAGCACCAACTTTTAATTTTAAAGTTAGTTTATCGTTATTATCAAAAATTACTTTTAATGTTTCGGTATCGTCTTTTGTATATGTGGTTCCAGTACCAGTACCAACAATGACACCATCTAATTTTGATGCAGTACCATCAGTAAAAACAAAGTCTTCCCCTTCCCTGAGTTTCTCAAGGAATTTATCAGTTCTTCCAGCTCTTCGTTTAAGAGTTGAGTATGTTAATTTTCCCAGTGCTTCAGGCATGAAAAAAGAGGGTCCTTACCCTCTTATTTAGATTCCTTTTCTTCCCTTACCTTCTGGAAGTACAGTTTATAGTATTTCTTTTTCAACTCTTCCATACTATTCATATCTTCCTCAAATCCCATATACTTGAGATGTTGATAGACTCCTTCCATCTCACCCAAAAGCAAGAGGAGATGGATAGGAGTTACTTCACGACCACCAAAAGTAAACTTCTTGAATCTATCTTTGTTTTCTATCACTGGATATTCCTCATCGAATGTTCCATCCAAAATAGAAGCAGCAAGTGCCCAAGCATTCATCGTTTCTTTTTCCTATCTAAGACTTCAATAGTCCTGAACTGACCCAGGTCTTTTTTCTCAAACCAACAACCAACTGCTTCGTCCCAACTATCAAACTTGTATACTTTATTTCTGAATACAACTTTGTAGGTGTGACGATCGTATGGTTTGTTAGAGGTTTGTCTGAAGTATCTAGGATCAGTAGGTTCAATCAGTGCTGTCATCGTCTTCTGTTTTTTTGTTGAATCCAAAAGGTCCGACCTTTTCTTTCACTCGTTCTTTCATAACTGCACCACTCAGCGATTCCATTACTTTTAGAATGTCTTCCGCTTTTTTTGTAGGACCAAGACGATCTGCTACATAGTTGTACTTCTGAAAGAACTCATCCGATACTAGTTTATAGTCTTCAACTGTAATTGGTTCGTCTTTCATTTTCCTACTCCATAATCAGGTGCTTTCAATTCAAGTTCTGCAATATGTTTCCACATCTTTTTAAGTGCTTCCTTAGTCTCAGGAGTTTCTTCCCATTCCCAAGTGTCACCCTTAGAATTTACGAATTGTTTTTTAGTCATTGTTCCTCTACAATTTTTACTTTGTAAATAGTTGTCTTTGCTTGTTTCCTAGCGAAATGCAAGTCCAACCTTTTCTTGACATAATATAGACCAACCAGAACAATGATGAACTGGATGCCCTCTTCCCAACTCATGTTCCAAGCATCTACTAGGTCAAGTTGAGCTTGTGCGAAGAGATTCATACGTCACCCTCCTGACGATTCTCAGAGTAGTGAACATCAAATTCACCACCAGGATAACGAGACTTGAGTTTGTCAACATTCATCTCAATAATTTCATCGAGTGAAATGTTCAGACCCATACATGCTTGAGCAACATACCACATGATGTCACCCAGTTCACGTTTCAGGTGAAACATATTATCTTCGTTGACAGGTTTACCTTGGAAGACAATTTTCTTTACTACTTCAGTAAACTCACCTGCTTCTGCAGACATACCCACAGCAGCAGTCAAGAGTCTCCAAGTTTCAAATCCCTCTCCCCTCAGTTCTTGAATACGATACTCAAAGGCATCAGCATCTTTACTCTGGATTGAAGTGACGGCATCTACAAATTCAAGATAAGCGTCAGTGTTTACAGTCATACTTTAAAACCTTCAAAATTACGAATTTTATTATCAAGAGATTCCATAGTTTCGGAATCTCTACCAGAGTCAATAATGTTACCCTGGGCACTGGCCTCTACATTATACAATCTCATCTTCGCCCTGTCAATACCTACAACAAATCTTTTGTTCATGTTGAGGTCATTATATCTATTCTTCAACTGTTTGACCATAATCTGATTCATGTCTTCAAGTTCTTCTGTAGAGATCAAAGCAAACATAAGATCAGCAGTAGCAGGGAGACCGAAAGATTCAGAAGTGTCAGTGAGTTCAACATCAGAGTTACCATATCCAGAACGAGTTGTTTGTGTTGCAGATACAATAGGTACATTGCATTTCACAGCAAGACCTCTAAGCTCTTCTGCAATAGCTTTGACAAAGGTGTATGAATTAACGATAGTACCTTTAAATCGACTTGAAGAACAAATGTTGAGATAATCAACGAAAATAATATCGGGCGAAAAACCCTTCTTAAGAGATAGTTCGTTAAGTAGCGATTCAAAGTGTCCCGCATGTGCCGAGGCAGTGGGATACTCTTTGATGATGAGAGTTCCTTGTGTCTTCTTTGCAATTTTCTCCACCTTAGTTTCAAACAACTGTTTGGGAAGATCCACCAGATCTTTGATGTTTACGTTCAGGAGATTGGAGTCGATGCGTTCAGCAATCTTCTCTTCAGACATCTCCATCGTGATATAGAGAACGTTTTTACTTTGATTAAGAGCAGCAGCGGCACAATGACACATAAAGAGAGACTTACCCACGCCAGTACCTGCAAGAGCAATATTGAGAGTTTTGTTAGGAAGACCACCCTTTGTGATACGGTTGAAGAAGTCCAGATCAAATGGAATTTTGTCTTCTTTCTTGTGGTAGAACTCGTATCTCTCCTCAACATCCGAGAGATAGTCGTGACCAATGTGATCATCGAATGAGACTCCTAGTGCTTCTGATAGAATGGATGGAATAGCATCACGATTCTTAGTCTTATCGCGACCATCAGCGATCTTGACAGACTCAATCAGAGCAAGATAGACTGCTCTTTCTTTACACCACTTCTCTGTAGTGTCAAGTAACCACTGTGGATCAGTCTTCTCCATACGAAGACCATCCAACATAGTGACAGATTCTTTGAAGACATCTTCTGAAATGTCTTTCCTCTTTTCAAGTTCAATCTTGAGGACGCTGTTGTTAGGAACACCGTCATACTCATTCATGTAGTTGTTAATCTCTTCAAAGATAATCTTCTCACTGAGATTCTCAAAGTATACATCCTTGAGGAAAGGCAGAACTTTCCTCAGATACTTCTCATCATGGATAAGGTGACACAGAATCTTGGATTCAATCTTCATACTTACTCAAAGCTACCGTAACTATACTCCTTTTTAGCAGCTTCGTCAAGAGCTTGCATCACTTCTGGCGTGAAGTACTTCTCTGGATCAGCGAGAATAGATTTAGGATAAACAGAAGATTCACCAATTTTGTAGCGATTCCCTGACTTCTCGAAGACTCCATACTTCTCACCCAGTTCCAGTAATCCGTAATAGCGGTCAAGTCCACGTTCGTCATAAAAAAGACGTGTTGCGACAAGAGAGTTCTCCTTTGTGAATCGTGATTTAAATGCTTTGCATTTGATGATGTTACCTACAACTTCTGTACCATCCTTCTCTTTAGATTTGGACAGATAGATGATTGTAGATGCGGCATACTTAAGACCAGAACCACCACCCATTTCTTTCTGTGGCATATAAGATCCCACAACATCATAGGTATGGTTGGTAACGATCAAGGGAATACCAGCTTGACCCAGTTTCAAAGATAGGATTCTGAAGATAGACTTGACCACTTGGGCACGGGTCATATCTCGCGTCTCCTTACCCGCAGTAGCGTCCTCAACCTCTTTAGTGGTAGATAACATACCAAGAGAGTCAAGAACAAACATCAGGGGTGGGCGGTCCTTCTTCTTGAGTTTCATGTACTCATCGACAACCTTGATTGCCTGAGTCCTGAACTCCTGAACAGTAGTGACAGGAACCAGACCAATGCGTTTGACATCAATACCACGATCAGCAAGCATACCCTTGGTGATTGCAGATTCAGATTCAAAGTAAATGACCTGACCAGTTGGATTCTGTTGCAGGAAATACTTGACAATACTTAGGGCAAAGAAGGTTTTACCTGTACTGGATTCTCCTGCGAGTGCAGTGATTTTGTTTGATGGGAGACCACCAAAAATGCTGCCAGACACAAGAGCATTGAAGATGTAAGCGCCAGTGTCCACAAACGAATCACAATCTCCAGCGGCGATGCCGTCTTCGGCAACAGATGCAAACTCATTGTCCAACTCCGAAATAACAGATTTTAAAAATGACATAGTTACTATACAAAAAATGCTTCAAGTGATCCTTTTCTTTCGACTTGCCAACCAATAGTTTCGACAACGTTTCTTAGTGGTTCTAGGAAACTCTTCTCGAACTGTGTGGTGTAGTCGATGTATTTCTCCAGATTAAATTCTTTCGGCATCGTCTGGAGATAAGCGATGACGTTTTCCCCGATCGGGTTTGGTTTCTTCAGATAACAGAATTTGATTTTTTCACCTTCCTGAATCATCGGATATTTGTGACCCAGTTTCATCTTCTTGACATGATGATTATATAGGATCGCACCACGAACGTGGATTGGAGTTCCTTTAGCATACAGATCAGAACTGGATGCATACTTAGACAATCCATTCAAACCACGGGGGAAAGAAATCTCAGCGACATCTCTCTTCCTGGTTTCTTGTTTTACATCATCGATGAATTGGATCAGTTCATCATTTGATTTGTTGATGATAATTTTGAATGCTTTCTTGAGTTTGTCTCGATAGAAAGCAGGTGTGGATGATCTTGCAGTTTCAAGACCCATGATTTTCATCTTGGGTTCTTCATAACGAACACCTTCACTGTCCCACACATTAAGAATGTATCTCTTCTTTGCAGTCCAGATACCACGGTCAGCGATGTTCTCACGTTTCATTTGCATCTTTTGGTCAAATGCCGAAACGTAATCTGCAAGTTCTTGATATGAACTCTCAATAAAAGGTTCCAGTTTTTCTTGGCAGATCTTGTCAAGTATCCCCACAATTGCTGTTTTATTGTCAGACTTATTACTAAAAAATTTAGTAACAAGAGGTCCGAGATTAAGATAGATCGAATCAGTGTCTGATGCGATAACATAATCGATGTCCTTTGATTGCAACAGAGTATTTAGATACTCATTCATCTTGTTCTCAATCCAACGAATCGAAACCTGACCAGACAAAGTGATTGCTTCTGCGTTTGCAAGTTTGAAATACCTGAAGTATTCATTACCGATGGCACCATAAGCAGAGTTCAGAGAAATCTTCTTCGCCATCTGCACATTGTTGCAACGTGCAATCTCTTTTTCTAGTTCTTTTGTTGGTTTGTGTTCGTATGCTTGCTTTGCAGCAAGCATTCGTTTCTTGAAAACAACACGATCATTATACATCTGAGACATCAGTTTGGGAAGGAATCCCTGAACATCAGTCTGATACTGGGCACCGTTTGCACAAACTGCATACGGACCAGGAATGATGCACTGTTTACTCAATATCTTATCGACGGTTGCCGAATCATGTCTAGTATCTTGTAGTGTCTCGGGGGAGATGTTGTACTGCATGATAAGATGAGGATACAGGGAATTAAGATCAAAACTGACCACCCAATCATAGCTTCCAGGAATCGGTTCCTTGACATAAGCACCAGCGTAAGCGGAATCTTTCTTATGATTTGTTTTCTGAGGAACAACAATATTATCTTTCCTCAAGAAATTGAAGATGATGTTATCCCAAGTCTTCACCTGAGAATAAACATCTTCATAGTTCTGACGTGCATCATATGCCATCGTCAGACACAATTCAATCAGTCGCATCTTGTCTTCCATACGGTCAACAAGTTCTACGTCATGAATGTTGTAATCAATAAACTTCTGCCAGTTGTAGGTATAGAAGTCTTTGAAGTTCTCAAACTCACTGTGATCTAGTTTCTGTTCACCCAATTCGATCATAGCGATATGATCGAGACGGTAAGATTCCTGATTGGTATAGGTGAACTTACGATACAGATCCAGATAGTCGAGACAAGAAACACCTGCAAGATCATAAGCAAGATTCTTACGACCTTGAATGTAGATCTCACGTTCTTGAATTAGATTCCAAGGAGACAGAGACTTCTTGTATTTCTCACCAAGGATACGGTCAATACGACGAGCAAGGTATGGAATGTCATAAAGATATACATTCCAACCAGTGATGACATCAGGTGTGTTCTGAACCCAGTAGTCAAGGAACCTCAGTAGAAGATCTCTTTCGCTATCACAACAAATATAGTTTACATCATCTCTCTTGTTATCATACTCACGAACACCCCAAGTGATCAGTTGTTTTGAGTTGAAATCTTTGACAGTGATACAAAGAACTTTCTCAGCAACATCTTCAACATTAGGGAATCCGTTCTCAGACTCAACCTCAATATCAAGAGACATGATATTCATTACAGACATATCAAACTTCATCTCCTCTTGAGGAAACTTGTCAGACATATACTGATATAAAAAGCGTTCATATCCAAAGACATCAAAGTCTTGAACACCATCATACCGTTTCATGAAGTCTCTTGCTTCACGAACAGATTCAAATTTGATCGGTTTTACATTCTTACCATCCAGTGTTTTGTGTTTCGTTTCCTTGTTAGCGGTTACGAACAACGTCGGAGAAAAAGAGTCACGATGAATTACACGTTCCCCATACTCATATCCACGATAGAGGATAGTGTTTCCGACAAGTTGGACGTTAGTGTAGAACTTCATGAAGGCAGTTGTTTGACGATATCAGGGTGGGGTTCGGATATGGTTACGATTCTATCAGAGAAGATTAGTGCTTCTCGTTCAGAACTGTACATAGGCCATTCATGGAGAATACCATCAACGATCTGATAACAGTTCTTGAGATAACAAGAAGGTTCTTCTTCGAGTTGTTCAACATCAGCGATAATATAATCACCTGTATTCAATTGTATTACTTTTAGATTCATAGGTAGAGGTTGAGTCCTACTAGTATATCACTCCTTGTGCTTATTGTCAAATGGTTCCCAGTGTTCCCAACCATAATGGTGGACTGCCCACATCCCCAATACAGGGACAAAAACCAAAAAGAACCCCATGACGCCTAAGCACCATGGAGTCTGCATAACTGATCTAACGAACAGTTGAACTGTATGCATGTTACCCTCTGTGTTTAATTGGCCATGTTAGTTCCATACCAAGAGTTAACAACGTTATGAAAACAAATATGAATATTGTTGTCATGCTGGATAATCCCAACTGGTAATTCTTTCAGTCATGTGTTGTGGTCCCCATGTTCCTGGGAGATAGATATAAGGAACAGTACGAATGGCACACTTGTCACCAGTACAGAGAAGATCATCAACGATCCTCCAGGATTCCATAACTTCGTCAGCGTGGACGAAATTAGATTGATCTCCATTAATAGCATCATTTAGAAGTTTCTCATAACCATCAATTGCTCTATCCTGTGGATATGCATGAGTAAGAGTTGCTAGTTCCAACTCATTGTTAAGTCCAGGTGACTTAATGTCCATCCTAATATCAAGATGGGGATTAGGCTGTAAACGCATAACAATGCGATCACCAACTTCACCTTCATATAATTTTAGCGGTGGGGCTTTAAGTTTGATCACAACCTCAACACACCCATAGGGCATGTTCTTACCAGTCATGACGCGAAAAGGAACGTCCTGCCAACGCCAGTTATCACAGAATAAAGTACCAGCAACGAAGGTAGGAGTGTGACTGTTAGGATCAACGCCCTCTTCATCTTTGTATTTTTCGTATTGTCCAAGGATTGTATCCCTCCCCAATCGAGTAGCAGCAAGAACTTTCGTTTTCTCACGACGAACTTCTTTTGCATCCATTCGGCAAGGAGGTTCCATAGCAATCAGGGAAAACACCTGTAAGATATGGTTTTGAAGCATATCTCTAACTGCACCTGCAGTATCATAGTATTGTGCTCGACCATCACAACCAAATGTTTCGGTTGCAAAGATCTGTACTTCTTCTATGTGTTGCCTGTTCCAAAGTGGTTCAAGAAGAATATTGCTAAACCTTGTAGCAAGAATATTATTGACAGTATCTTTACCAAGATAATGGTCAATACGATAGACTTGTTTCTCGCGTAGATGTCGCTCAACCACAGACTGTAGATGATGAGCAGATTTATAATCGTGCCCAAAGGGTTTTTCCACAACCAAACGGGAGTGGTCTGGGTCGTCGAGACATCCTGCTTCTTTGAGATTGATGATAGCATTTTCATAGCGTTCTGGCGGTACGGACAGAAAATATGTCATGTCATCAATGTACTCTGGTAAGTTTTTCAATGTTTCAACATTATCCAGATCAGCACATTGATAATCTAAATGCTGTAAGAAATCAGCTGGATATTCACCAAGAGATTGTTTCCACATTTCTGCAGTTGGTTCTCTCCTAGC